AGCCACGAGCCGCCGCCGAGCGGTCTAGGCCCTGCAAGCCCTGGTTGAGCGTGAACTGGTAGTCGGGCGATTCCTTGAAGCTGGAATAATCGCCACTGTTGAGCTTTTGAAGCTGGGCAAGAGCAGAGCCGCCCGCGTCGATGTATGGATTGAGGTTCGCTGCGGTGCGGTTGTAGTTCAGCTCCTGCTGCTGAATCGCCGCGTTAGCTGCATTCTTCTGCGCGCTGGCCGCCTTGTTGGATGCGTTGTTTTGCGAAATGGCGCCCACGACAGCCGCGCCGCCGACAGCGACTGCTACCCATGACATAGCTTGTCTCCCGAAAGCTCAATGGCTTGTTCTTCTGGAACGATCAATTCGCTTTCGAGCGCGTCCAGATTGGTTTCACGGGTGGCGTGGACCGTCACCCAAATCGTGTCGGCGTGGGCGAGCCCAACGCGCTTGGTCCCCGGCTTGGAAACGATCACGGCAGGGGCTTGCAGGCGCTGCATGCCGTCCTCAGTCCAGACGGTGATGTCGCCTTGCATCAGAAAATTGAGGTGCTCGCCCTTGTGAATCTTCCCGGTGAGCACGCAGCCGGCAGGGATGAAAATTTCCCGACCGTAGAGGCCATCCGCGAAGTGATGGGTTGTTTCCAGGTCGAGCTGTTCGGGCATCTTCCGCAGGCACTGCTCGAACCGCTGGATGGTTTGCAGGTTCGGCTTGTTCGGAAGCGGCGCAAGCTCGCCCTTCCCGCCATCAACAGGCAGGATTTGCACGTTGTAATGGCCCATCAGCTATCCGTAGGTTCGGGAAGCAGCTCGCCGCCCATCAGGTCAGCGCGGACGGGATCGGTCACGCGGATGTCGAACACCCACTGTCGACCGATGCCAAGGCGGCGGAACTCGACGCGCTTGACGAAGTTGCCCGTGCTTCCAAGGCTTCGCTTGCGCCAGTCCGACCAGTTGCGGCCTCCATCCTTGGAATAGCGGACATCGACCGAGCACTCGCCGCTGCTAGGCAAGCCCGTATCCATGTCGAAGGTGACGCCGTTGATGATTAGGTGGTTGTGGTTGTCGTGGACGACGGAGCTAATGCGCCGCCGCTCCATTGGCTGGCCGTCCTCGTCCTGCGTGCCCCAATCGAGCGTGTAGAGCTTGTTGGTCGTGTAATCGCCCGCGATCCACAGGCCATTCCAGTAGGTGAGCGTGTTGATGCGCCACCGGCTGATGCCGTAGGACTCGCGGCGGTGCCACTGACCCGTGGCGGCGTCGTAGCCCCACGTATGGCCGTCAGGGAAGGTCAGGTAAAAGACCTTGTGGCCCCGGTCCTCGAAGGTGAAGGCGAACGCCTGAGAGCGGTTGCAGCGCGCAATCGCCTGCTCGATGGCATGAGTAGAGATGCGCTGCGGCGTGTAGCCGTTGGCGCGGTAGACGATCCCGTCGCCGCCAAGCCAGAACACCGAGTTGTCCATCGTGGCGACGGCATGGGTCGCGGCAAGGCCGACTTCCATGACGGTGCCCTGCGATCGCTGGAACGTGCCCGTAGCGGCGCCCGTGTTGATGAATGGCTCGATGGTGCGCTCGCCCATGAGCCACCATTCACGGTGCGTGACCGCCTGCCCCATGAGCTTGTCGGGCGATCCTTCGGCCTCGTACTGGTCCAGCGTGCTGTAACTGCTTGCAGCGGCAAGGTCGGACGTGAAGGCAAACCGACGCCCCGGATCGACGCCCAGGATGTAGCCGTCAACGAAGTCGAAGCACAGCGCGCCCGGGAAGCCGTCATCGGTGATCTGCGACAGGACGCCGGTCACTGTGTTGTAGACGTAACCCGCTTGCCCGTTGGAAACCACCACCTCGTTGCCGCCGGCAATCTGGTTGTGGCTCAGGCTGCACCGAGTGACGCCCGGTATGGTGCCGAGGGCGGTGCACGTACCGTTCGGCGCCACTAGGAACAAATGGTCACCCGAAACAACGAACAGGCGACCCTCGACATTGCGCACGCCACGGATAGGTCCGCCCGTGATCTCGGGCGCGGATAGCGTGGAGAAAAGCTTGAGCCCAGGAAGGCAACGAAGGATCGAAGGCGAGCGCGTTCCCGGCTGCTCGGCGTTGACGGGGATGTAGTTAACGCAGTCCTGGTGCGACCACGGGAGGTTATCGTCGGCGTAGGCTCCGCCAACGACATTGAGCGTTTGCCAGCGCATTAGCCGACAAGCCCGTTACGCCAGCCCCGGTGCCATCCGAACGGCTGGCCCTCACCATCGGGTAGGTCGGGATAGACCACGCGAAGGAGCGTGTTTGAGGCGACCTGAGCGCGCAGCGAGGATTCGCCGTTAGCCGCCATTGCAGCCACGCCGGGATCAATCTGCTTGCCGTACTTGGCCGCCAGACGCAGGGCAAGACCGGCACCGATAGCCTCGTCCGCCTCAGGCGGCGTCGGCATGTCTTGCGTGGCGCTGGACACGTCCTGCCAGCCGAGCGAAAGGCCCTCGACTTCCCACAGCCGCATCATGCGATTGAGCGCTGCGATACCATCGGCCGCGTCGTTCTCGTCAAGCGGGCCGTTGGCATCCGTAACGCGAAGATGGCCCAGGGCATCGCGCAGGATGTCGGCAACCTGAGTCATTCTTGATCCTTGGGCTTGCGCTTCTTGGGCGCGTCATGGCGCAGGTAGCCCTTCCGCGCAGCCTTGGCTTCTTCCTCAGCATCGGCCACGATCAGCCAGTCATCGCCCACCACGCCATCGCGGTAGAGCATGTGCGGGTATTCCATAGCTCGCTCCAAAAGAAAGCGGGCGCCCCGTAGGACGCCCGCCAAGGCCGTTACTCCGTGATGCGGCAGGCGTGGTCGTTGCGGACCGTCGCATTGCCGTAGAGCACGTCGATACGGGTGCGCTCGATGTCGTTCGCGCCATCACCGAAGGTCATGACACGCACCGAGACGCCCTGAACCGTCGCCGTGTAGCCCTCGCACGAAGCGAGCACGGGCAGCGGGACAAAGGCCGCAGCGAACGCGTTCTTGTGGAACGCCAGGTTCTGTCGCTTGGCCTGCGAGGCCGTGCCAAACACGGTGATCGCAGCGTTGTCCGCCGGAGCCACATCTACGGTGCCAACCACCGAAGCGGAGTGCGGGACGATGGCCGGGTAGATCGACACGCTGCCTGCGCCGCCCGCGTAGTCCGCCGTGACGACGAACTGGCGCGGATAGCCCAGGGAAGCGCCCGTGATCGGGTGGATCGCGTTGACGCCAGCGATGGTGAACACGGTGCCCTTGGGCAGAGCGCCCGTACCGGTATCCACCGTCAGCGTGCTACCACCCTGGCCCGCACCGTTCACCAGGTAGCCCGTGCCCGCGCCCAAGGCCAGGACCGGCATCGACTGGTTCTCGTAGAAGTCGAACCCGGCGTAACGCCCCACTGCGCCGTCATCGAACGCGCCCTTGATCTCCTTGGAGTCGTGGAACAGGGTCGCGTTGGCCTCGGCCAGCCCGACGTTGGCATCGGACGAGAACAGAATCGTCCGGTCGCCGGTCGGCGCCATGAAGTTTTCCAGCTTGGCACGCGCCTGCGCATATGGCGTGCGGGTGCTCGGCACGGTGCCCCAGGTACCCACGGTGTTAGGCACAGACAGCATGAAGTCGCTGAGCAGGTCGGCCTGCACGATGGAGATAAGCGACTGCATGGCCGGCTTCAGGATACGGGCCTTGAAGTCGGTCAGGCTGAGCTTCTTTTCCTTGGCAGTGAACGCCACGGGAACGTGCTTCTGCTTGGTGAGTTGCAGGCGGACCTTCTGCTCGGTCCAGTCCGGGGCCGAACCGCCACCCGCGAAGGAGGCACCGTCATAGACGGTCGGCACGTTCGGCACGCCGATGTCTACGAAGTCGCCTTTCTGATAGCCCTGGATGTTCTGGCCGAACTCGTCCGAACGGCCGGTGTTGATGTTCTTGATGAGGTTGGCTTCCTCAACCAGCATGGCCGCCGCTTCGCGGGCCAGCATCTGGTGAGTGAGAAGGGTATTGCTCATGATCGATTACCTTTTGGCTCAGCCCTGCTTGCGGCGGCGCTTGAACCACTCGTCGTCAGTCAGCTTTTCCGGCGGGGTTTCCGCAGGTGCGCGACCGCTCACGGTGGGAACCGGCGCGGGTGCCTTGGTCATGGGCTTGGGGGAGGGAGTTGGCTTTGGCGTCACTTGCTGCGCGGATGCCAGGCGCGATGCGATGCGATCCACAGCGGCGGCGGCCAGGTGCGGCTGCACGGCGGCTAGCTGGAAAGCAGCGTCGTCGTCACTTCCAAGGAGGTAAGCGATCTGAGGACCCAGCTCGTGGGCCATGATCGCGGCCTCGATAGCAGGCGAAAGCGGGTAGGCAATCGAGCCGACCACCTCCGGGAAATCCGGATGGGAGTCGGCGAAGTCGGCAACCTTCTGGTTGTAGGTCGCCGTGAGTTCCGCTTGGCGCCGGCCTTCGTCGGCCTGCTTCTGTTGCTCTTGGTACTGCTTCAGGACGTATTCGGCGTTAGCCTTGGTGAACGCCCCGATGTCGAAGTCGAAATCTTCCAGCTTGGGCGCGTCATCGCGTGCCGTGCTGGATGGCTTGGCCTTCTCTAGGTCAGCCAGACGCTGGCGCATCTCCGCGTTCTCGCGGTTGATGCGGTTGATGTACTCGCGTGTGCGATTCTTCTTGCGGGACTGCTCTTCCTCGGCCTTCTTGGCCTCCTCAGCCTCCTTGCCTTCGTCAGGCTTAGGGTCGCCTTCGGGCTGGGCAACAACCTCGGTGGTTACTTCTTCACTAGTCGCAGGCGCAGCATCGCCCGCACCATCAACGATGGTGGTCTCGTCGCTCATGTCATCCTCTCGGGTTCCGGCCGAAGCGGGCCGGTGCGCTTCGGGCTTAGCCCTGGGGGAACGGTGAAGATGGCGGGGCTAGATCGCCCTGCGCCGGCTGGGCCGGCTGGGTAGGCATCGGCATTTGCAACATGCGCGCGATATGGATGCGCTCCATGTTGTCCATGTGCTGGCTGTTCGCGTCGGCCTCGTTCTTGTAGATCTCAGAGGCCGCACGCGGCTGGATGACGCTGGCCTCGGCAGCGGCCTTGGCACCCTGCGCCTTGGACTTGTCAGCGTCCGCCAGAAGCTTCTGCACCTGGGCCTGCACGCGAGGGTCAGGCGGCGGCGGTTGCGGCGGCTGGTCGCCTTCCTGCGGCTCTAGCAGGCCCTGCCCCACAAGCACGCGGCGCAATGCCTTCTCTACGTCCTCAGAACCCGGCAAGTCCGTGTTCTTGACCACCTGGTAGGCCAGGATCGCGGCCAGCGGCGGGAACTGCGCGCCCACCTGGCCCGCCATCTCGGCATAGGCCGCAACCGACTCCATGCGCTGCGTGGCGAAGCTCGGGCCAACCGTGACAACTACGTCGTACTTGCCCTTGCTGATGTCGTTGAGCACCACCGGCTGCCCGGTTTCTGGGTCTTGCACCTCGTGATAGAGCTGCTTCCACTTCGCTCCGCCGTCCTCTCCCAGGATGCGCACAACGCGAGGCGTGTCGTACACGCGCGGAATCATGTCGATCAGGATTCGGTAGGTCTGCCGGATCGCATAGCCGAGGTTGTCGATGTAGTGGAACGTGGCCGTGGCACCCTGCTGCTTGCGCTGGCCGATGGCAATACCGCTTGTTTCGTTGGAGCGCGCACCCAGCGAGGCGTCATAGATGCCCGTGGCGGCCTTGAGGTCGTCGTTGTCCAGTGCGGCAAGCTGGATCAGTGCGGCGGGCACCTCGGCTTGCGTGGCACGCTGCGGCATCTGCTCGGCTTGGTCGTTCACCGGCAGATACGGGTAATCCTCGGCGTTGGCCTTGTTCCAGAAATGCTCAAGCCCCTTGATCCACTTGAGCTTGAGCAGGAACGGTGCCTTCGGAGCCTTGGCAACGGCCTCGATTGCCGCCGTGCGATGCACATTGTGTAGGCGCTGCTGGTCCTTGCTCGGGCGGACCATGCCCTGAATGTGGTCCTCGCCGTCGATGTTCTCGATCTCGCCCCAGCACGGAACGATGGGGATGTACTTGCTCGGGAACTCGTAAGGCTTGGTGAGGAATTCGCGCCCGTTGGCAAGGCGCATGTAGACCTTCTTGTCGTCTACATCACGCGTCTTGAGGATGGTGATACCGGCGGCCTTCAATTCCTCCGGCTTGACCTCATCCTCAAACACCGTGTCGCCGCTGGACAGCGCGAGCAGCGTGCGCTTGACCGGCTCCTTGTACCAATACTCGGCAACGCGAACCTGGCCGTTCTCCCACCAGTCGCGGCACTCGTGGTCCGTGTCGAAGTCGGACAGATCGGCCTTGGGATAGCGCCGCTCGAAGTCATCCTTGGAGATGAGTTCCTCGACAAAGCACCAGTTGGCATCGCTGCGGTCAATCTCCACCGCCGCCGGGTCGAACTTCACCGCTACGAAGTTGCGTATGGGCTTGATGAAGATGTCGAGGTCGAAATCGTCCTGCGAGGCGTAGTCGGTCGTCATCCGCCAGTAGCCAATGCCGCCTTGCACGCCCTGCTCGAACGCGATGTCATACGCCTGATCGGCGTTGCTCATCGACTCGATGTTGCGGCACATGCCCTGCATGATCTCCGCGAGCGCCTGGTCCGATTCCTCCACACCGCGCACCTTGCCGCCGGGGCGGTTCTGGCGCATCTCGTTTACCACTTGGCGAACATGCCCCTTGAGCTTGGGGAACTCGTAGCAGGCACGATCACCACGGCGAGCCTTGAGCTTGGCGTCCCACTGATGGCCGGGGACGGCAATGAACCGGATGTCCTCTAGTGCCTGGTCGTAGATCGGCGCCCAATGATCGCGCGCACGGCTATACCGCTTGCGCATCTCCGCAAGCTGGTCGGTGTCGTTTTCGGCCATCAGTAGTCCGTGGGGTATGTGTCGAGCGATACCGCGTAGGCTTCCGCCACCGGCTCAGCAAAGGTCAGTGCAACCGAATCCCACTCATCGGGGCTTCGCACGCCGCGTCGGCGCATGTCCTCTTTCTTCTCAAGCACGAGGCGCGAATAGCTGTCGTAGCGATAGCCAGGGCCGCAGGCATCGGCCTGCAAGCTGTCGGAGTCGGGTATATCTGCACCGCCCTCGGCATCAAGCCAATCGCGAGAGTTCATCCACATCTCGGCGCGACGGTTTGACGGTCCTGGGATCTCGCGGCCTTCATCGTCAAAACGCGGCGGCTCTAGCGGGGCGCCACCGAAGTTCACCGCCCTGACAATCTCGCCGTAGCCCATCTCGACCAGGCGGTCATAGATGCCAGCACCCAAGCCACCCACGTCGATGAACATGCGCGCAGGCTTCTCGGTATCGATCACCTGCTTGGCCCAGCCTGCCGACTCCATCGTGCTGAGCTTCTGGCGCTTGGCTATCTTCAGCACCTTGCGCCCACGCCGGTGGGCCATGGCTCCGCTGTCGTCGCCGTATCGGCTTGGGTCAAAGCCAATGACCAGCGGGCCAGACGGCTCGCACTCTGCCTTGCGCGCCCTAACGATCGATGCAGGCTTGATGAAGCTGTCATGGCCGCTCATCTGGAACGCCTCGGCAGCGGTCGCCGGGTATTCCTGCTTGAACAGGTTGGCGTCCCTCAGCTCGGCGATCTTGTTTCGCCGCCATGCCATTTGCTCCATGTCGAGGCCATAGAGCAGCGCGTACTCGCTTTCTTCCTCGTCCAGGGCAAAGCCAGCAGGAACCGGCCTTCGGTATTCGTCCTGCCAGAACCAGGGCACAAAGATGGCGATGA